CCTTCCATGATAAGATAATTGGAACCTCTATAAACGTCTTCTATGTCAAAACTTCTATTTCCGTTTGCTTCTTTAACTAAATCTTGATCCCAAAGATGACCGTCTGGCATCTCATCAAAAGTAAAAGGGATATCATTTAAGAAGTACATCTTTACGATGATCTTCTCGTCATTGTACCATACGAAAGATGAACCAACTTCAAAAGTGTTCTCCATGATACCTCTTTTTAGATATTTATGAGACTGTTTTCAACCTCCATCAACTTGACATCCTGCCATTGCACCACCAACCATACCTGCGGGAATTGCCCAAATCCAGTTCTCTTTTTTAGAGAGAACTCCACCTATTGCTCCACCTAAAAGTCCACCTGCTACTGTGCCTTCAATGCAGGAATTGTCGTCAACTTTAGATCTAGTTGGTGTATGATGTGTTGGGGGAATATAACCATAGTCATAACGATGACCATAGTCATAATCATATCTTTTTGCTCTTTTCCGACAAGGAATTTTTACTCTTTCCTTGTATGATTTTACATATCCAGGACGCCGCATTGTTCCTGGTACATATTCCTCACGATAAACAGTCTTAAAACATTTTTCTTGATGAGACCACCCTGATTGTCTATCACCAGCAAATGCTGCTGTAGGAGTCAGAGCAATAATTGTGGCAAGAAGGAGTTTCATGATTGAAAAGTAGGTAATTTATATAGTGCGAGTGGGGGGACTTGAACCCCCACGACCTTAACGGTCAACAGATTTTAAGTCTGGTGCGTCTACCGATTCCGCCACACTCGCTTAGGTGCTTCCTGAGAGGATCGAACTCTCCTTAGGCAAATTATGAGTTTGCTGCATTCACCAGATTGCTAAGGAAGCAGATGGGAACACTGGGAATTGAACCCAGACTAAGCCCTTATAAGGAGCCCGCTCTAACCGTTAAGCTATGCTCCCAAATACATCAATCAGCGTCGTTGTTGTCTGTTGTGTGTATTCGCAGAAAATCTGCTTCATCGGCGGGCATCATTACTGCTGCTTGACCATCTTCTTTTATAATACCGATGGTTTCTCCATTTTCAACTCTTGCAAAAAGTTCATTAAAATTCTTTTCCCATTCTTCAATTGTGAATACTTCCATCAAATCTCTCCTGCTACTGCCAAATCGGCATATTCAATCTGATCATCATTAAGATGAGAAGTGCAAACTTCTAACACATTCATAAACTGTTCAGCGGTGTCACATTCTACTACTTTTTCATCTCCTTTATCGCTGAGAAGAAGAAACGTGCGGGTGCAAACATCAATCACTACACCCTGAACGTAAGTTTCGGCGTTCATCTGTGTTCCGTTGAATACCTTGTTATTATAACGGATTCTCGTTGAGGCGTCAAGCTATGGCAGTAATTTTTACGTGGGGGCGCATACGAATATCGCTGCCAGAACCATCGTAATGATTAGTTTCATGCAACTGTGCTCCAAAAGAAGAACTATATCTTCTAGCTTGCCACCTAAATGTTCTGGCATCATCCCAACTTACAAGTCTTCCAGCAGCAACACTTTCGGTAGTAACTTGCCCTATACTTACAATTACTTTATTATAAATCCATGTTTGAACATCCATAAGATCAGTAGGATGTGTATATCTCCAAGTGGATCTACTATTATTGATAACAGTAGCAGTGCCATTAGAATTATCCAATTGTGATCTAAAATGAAGGAGAGGTCTGGAATTATTACCAGTTCCAGAATCCTTCATATAAACCCAAAATTCATAACAAACTCTAGTTGTTCCAGCTGGTGGTGTATATTCAATACTAGAACCAGATATTGTTGCATGACTATTAGTTAATACTTGGTCTGAATTTACGTTTGCTAAAGTATAAGTTCCAGATTTTACCGTCACAGGATTTCCGTCACATACACCCACTAGTGTTTCTATAATTTCACCAGGTTCATACTCTGTTTTTCTTATTGAACCGACAACATCAAGAGTTCTTTGGGGATTATCGGTTGCGATACCGACTCTACCATTACGGGTTATACGGACTCTTTCATCACTGTCATTAAACGCTGAAGAATCACTGTTATTATCACTCATGAAGATAATATCTCCACGACCATTTCCCGTAGTGTTTATAAATCCGATAGCTGCTTTTGGTGCATCTACCCTACCAAATTTGATATAATTTCTAATACCTGTATTAGCGCCAGAGTTTTGACCGATTACAACATCACCTTCATGAATGTGTAATTTTTCTTGTGGATTACCAGTTCCGATAGAAATATTTTCTGCATTTAATTTACCATTAATAGTTGTATCACTGGCAGCAGTTAATTTACCATAGACATCAAGTCGTCCACCAAAAATATAATTATAACTGGTTTTATTTTTGGATAAACTCATAATCCAAGTCCACCACTTTTCAGTGCGCTAATTCCCTTTTGAGCAGCAGAAACTGCCAGAGATGCTCCTGGTCCACCCGCTGCCGCAACTGCAGCCATTGCAATATCTTCTGCTGCAAGACCACTGTATACTTGAGCTAAGAAAGACGCTTTATTAGTTTCAGTTGCGATACAATCTGGACCATAAGAGTGTGGTGCCTCACAATATGCTTCTTTTGCTTTAATATCAAACTTATCGCCAACATCAAAGAGTACATTAGCTCCTGCTTTGAATGTAATATCTGTCTTAGATTCCATAACAATATTATTGCCAAGGATTCTAACATCACCATTTTCCATAGCACTGATGAGAATACTACCCTTCATACCAGTGATACAAATATCTACACCACCTCTTTCACAGTTTTGACCACCAACAATCTCAATACTTTTATCATTATATAAGCGAAATGTTCCACCCTCGGTCATTCCCATCAAGGAAATATCACCCTGATCATTGTTGCCGTAAATATCATAAACTCCTGGACCGTGAAATCCTACTTGGGGATTATTTGATTCAATCCTGAATTTAGGACCAAGATTAATATATTGTCTGTTTTCCCAATTATTTGCCATTTATATGTCCTCCTTCATAATATTTAGTACCCACCACCATATCCGCCACCACTAGATGGAGGTGGAGATGGGGGAGGTGATGAAGGTGGTGGTGTAGGAGTTGGTGTGGGTGCTGGAGTTGGTGTGGGTGCTGGAGTTGCAGTAGGTGTTGCAGTAGGTGTAGGTGCTGGAGTTCCACCACTAGTGGTAGATGTTGTTGATGTTGTAGGTGTAGCACCAGATGTAGTTGCAGAAGCACCTCCTCCTGTTACCTGTTGTATCTGAGTGGTTGTACTAAATGTTTGCTGCGGAGAACCAAGACTTTCCTCCGGTGAATTATAGATGTACTTTCCTGCACCTGTGTGTGTTACTCCTGTCATCTTTCTTCCCATATGAATATGGAATGGTCCGTAATATTTTTCACCATTAACATATCCAACAAAGTCATCATCTTTAGAAATACAATCAATGACCTGCTTGACTTGACCTTGAGGTGTAATAGGTCTCTTCTTGATTCTAGGTCTTATCTTAGCACCACTTCCCGTCAGAGAAATGACATTATATTCAATTCTTCCTTCGGATTTAAAGACAACATCCTCAAAACTAGGATATTCATTCTCAACATTAGGAATAACTTTAATTATTGAACCATTGTCATCAATCTGAATACTATATTCGTTGTCAATACTGTCAATAATGTAATCTTCACCTTCATAACCTTCTCCACCATCAACAATAATAGGTCCATTTTCATCATCAAAGATAAAGTCTTCATCAATAGGAATATTTTTAGGTGGTGTATAATTTTCACCCTCAGTAACTACATAAATGCCAGTTATCTGTTGATAAGTAGAAGAATCTGGATCATAATCAATGATTGCTTGTGCTGTGGCACCGTAACCTTGACCAGATTCGTCAACAATTTCAACGAATGGAGGGAACTTATACCCGCTACCACTACTAACAAGGTCTATACCAATAACTCCACCACCAGTCAATCCACCACCAGTCAATCCACCACCAGTCAATCCACCACCAGTCAATCCACCACCACTACTACTACTAACAATTGCATTTGCAGATCCACCACTACCAAATCCACCAAAGATTTTAACAAGAGTTCCAGAAAATCCACCAAATTCTGGTGGTCCAGTATAACACTTACCTAGAGTGCTTTCAAATCCTGGCGTAGAAACACTTGGATTCATAAAATCAAAGAATCCTAAAGAACCACTGGTAGAAGCAACATCTTGAATTGCATTAATTCCAATTGCAGTTAAATCCTGAGAGACTGCTAAAGCTTCATTTGCAGTATTTAAAATTTCATCAACAGGAACACCATCCTTATCGCTGAATCCTTTTCCAATTACCCATTCATCAGATGCAAGGTCATATTCTGGTGCTACTTGATTACATCCAAGTTCTTGTGCAACACCTAAAATTGCACTACCAGTTCCACCCAAGAAACTACCAACATCAAATCCCATCGCAATTGTGTCAACAGCTCCCATCAAAGGACCCATAACACTTGTTACATTACCAATAATATGATTCATTAAAGAACCAACAACTTGATCTCCGATACAAGAAGTAAAGTTTGTAACATTATCAGCAACACTTTGAAGAACTCCTTTAACAGTCTCTCCCATACCTCCTATAACTTCATTAGCAACACAAGGAATTGCATCAGAAATTTCTTTTACTGGACCAATAAGTGTTGCCTGTGAAATTGTTCCTGCAATATCTGCTGCTGTATCACTTTGTGTTGCAGCAAAAACTGTCGCATATACAGAATCATATAATGCTTGAAGACCAACATTTAGAGTTGGCATAAGAGCATTTGATAAGTTTGTGGTCATATCGTGAACCATACGACCAGCACCCTTTTGAATGTTGGCGGTCTGAGTGTCAACTAATTCAAATAATTGTTGCTTCTTTGTTCCTACAAATTCATTTGCTCCATTAACAGCACCTTGGATACCACCAGTTATTTCTCCTACACTTTTAGTAAAATTATCAACATCATTCTTTATTCTTGCAACGGCACTATCTTCATTGGCATTCGCTGCAGTAACTTTTTTACCAATAGCACGACTTGAAGAAACTTCTTTTGTAGTTGCTGCCTTTTCTTTTGCTAATGTTTCTGCTAAAGCAGCATCTTCTGCAGCAGTGACTTCATCTAACGATTCACCACCCGTACCTGCTGATTTATTAAGTTTATCGGCAGTCTGTTTATCAACTGAGCGTGGTGCTTTTTGTGATGTTGTGGTCTGTTCGTTTGATTGATTTGGTACAATAACTCCACCAGCAGCAGGTTTAATTCTTCCAGTAAACCCAGTGAATGGTTCAAATGGATTCTTATAAGTTGATGAAGGAACCTGGTCTGTTCTACCAAAAACACCAAGGATTGCAGGTTGCTGTGCATTATCACCATCTAAGAAGAATCCAAATACAACATCTCCTGGTGCAAGTTTTGTAGATGTTGCCCTGTTTCCTGCACCAGAACCATCAGTTACACCAAGTAGTGCAATTGCCCAAGGCAAATCTTCATCAGGAAGTTCGACAGTAGTATATGGATGATATCCAAAAATACGAACTTTGGCACGGTTTCCCCATCCACCACCATTTGCCTGGTCACCTTGTGCTTGAGAAGGGGCAATCTGACCAATCCACCAACGGAATCCGTCTCTACCAATAAAATTAGTTTTTAGTAATGACTCCTCTATCATCAGTTCTCTTTGTTATTTGTTCCGTACTGACCAAATGTATCTCTAATCAACTTTGCAGAGGTATATGAACCCTCTGAATTAAATTGATGACATAACTCTTTAATCATATATAGACCACTTTGTTCATCGTCAAATTCCTTATTTTTTGTGGTTGTATTGGCTGGGAATGAACATTCAATAATATCACCTGCTCTCAAATTAGTATTTGAAGGGATAGTAATTGTCAAAGTCTGTGTGAAGAGACTGTTATATCTGAGCAGTGATTGTGACTGATTTTCAAGTGGGTCTGCATTCAAGTCTTTGTTCACACCTTTTTCAGTAGTTCCTCTATCCAAAATACCTGTAATAATTCTAGTTGGAATTTCACCTAAAGTTTTATCAGAAGTCTCACTAATTTTTGGTAATTGTAATTTTTTACCAAGATTTTTTACTTTACCATAATCATCAATTGTAAATCTTCTTTTCTCTGGTGGAGTTACTTTGAATGTGAGTGGATCGAAGTATGCACGATGAGAACAGTACGAACCCAGTCTCAATTTCTCAAGCATATTTTGATTTCTATTGGTAATGTAAGACATTATGATCTTATCTTCACCAAATGTAGATCCAACGTGTGCATCACCATCAGTAACTGTTGTATAATAAAAACTATCCTTCGGTTCTTGAGTAATTAATTTATCAAGTGATTTAAACTTATATCCATCTTGAGTTTGATAGAATACATATCCAGCGATACCCGACTCTGGTGCTGCTTTAGATGCTAACCAAGTAAGAACTGTAAAAGGTTTTCTATTGTTACCAATGAAACCATACTTATTTGAACTTTGATCTGCATCAATCGGTTTTCTTGTTTGAATAAGTTCTGTTAAAATTGTTTCTGCAGAACCAGAAATTGGCACAGAAGATGGGTATTTTTTTACCACTCTTGTTGTTTCATTTGTGATTGCTTCTCTAGAGCAAAGATTAAGGACAAATGATTCAACTTGAGGGTCACTAATAATATTTGTTATACTTGAAACATACAAGTAATCATCAGTATTTTTAGAAAAATCTAATCCAGGATTCTCTGCATTACCTTTAATATTAATCGATACTCTTTCTCCACCCCTTAATGGAAGTCCTTGATAGATTCCTTTACCATCAAAAGCATTACCAGTGGTGGTAACAACAATCTTTGCAGTAATCGTTGGTGAGAAAATATCTTCATAATAATCTATATTCTGGACACCAAGTCTCAAGTCAGCACTATTAGATCCGTCGTTAGATTCAATAAGTACCTCTACAAATTCTGATGCATCTGACGCTTTTTTGCTTGGCATTATGTATATTCTAACTCTCTAAGAAGATTATTTGTGACAAAACTATTTAACTCATTTTTGACAACAGTTTTTGTTCCTCCACCACCTCCACTACCACCAGACATCACTACTCCTGGTGATTGAGGTTGTTGTCCTCCCACAGGAATTGGTACAGGAATAATGGAACCTTTCTTCCTAGAAGTTGAAACTGTGCTACCAATATCATTCATACCAGTTCCTTGTAATGAAGGACCACCACGACCACTAAGATCTGGTATTTGACCTGGTTTTCTGTCGATTTGAGCGGCAGAAAGCATAATCAATCCAACATATGGGTCTGGTGATGTATTGCCACCATAGTTTGTAGAACCTTTTTCTGTTGATGCTTCCAGATGAATATGTGGTCCTCTAGACTTACCTGTACTACCAGTAACAGCAAAAGAAGTTCCTGCTGGAATACCACCAGACTTAATTATGATTGAACTATTATGTGCAAATCTAAGTTGAACACCGACTGAAGGCACCCATACGTCAATAACAAGACCATATCCAGAATCATCCTTTGTTCCAACAACTTCACAATCAGCTCTTAATGCAATGTAAAGACCAGCAGCACATCCAATATCAAGACCACCGTGAGGTTTTGTTCTGAAGTCTTCAAAAGCACCTTTAATTGATGTAATTGTTGCTGGAGCACCTAATGCACTTACATCTTCTCCTTTAACAAATCGTTTATCAAGATCTAGTTCTCCCGCCTGTACAAATTGTTGAGATTGTCTATTTTGTTCAAACTTTTTAAATGCTTCTTCAACTTGTTCTGGTGTAATTGTGGCAGCATTGTTGTTGAATCCCCTATAATAACTTTGTCCCCTTTCAACATACTGAACCTCACCTTGCTCACCCTCTAATACTGGAATACCAGCAAATTCTTTTGCAAGACGACTTGCTGCTTCGTTGGGGTCATTTTCAATCATATCAGGAGTAATACCCCTTTTATCTACAATTAATGATATTGCAATCTTATCTTGATTCTCTGGACTGAACAAATCAGTTCCAGGATCCAATCCAGCAGCTTTTGCTTGTTCAATTGGATTTGTTAATTGATATCTACCAATTGCACCACGACCACCTTTTTCTCCAGTTGCATTTGCTGCTTCAGCGATTGTCATACTTGTTAGTTCATCATTCTTATCGTTTGGTGCAATAGAAGTATATCCTCCTTCCGCACTTCCAATCAAATCTAAGATAGGTGCATATTGCCCTGCTGTAGCGGTACCACCAGTAGTTCTATCACCAGTAGTTCTATCACCAGTAGTTCTATCACCAGTATTTCTATCACCAGTAGTTCCATCACCCAGTTTTCCTTCATCAAGACTTTGATTTTCAAATCCAAGCATTCCCCTAACGATAGCAAGTAAATCAAAATTTCTTAAGTCTGTTATTCCTTTTTGGAAATCCAAAAACATATTATTAACTCCGTCTGTAACCAGACCTTCTGCAGCATTGAATTGATTTTGTTGTTGCTGAACATCATCCTCTTGCTTATTAAAAATACGACCCTTAAGACCATCAAGTGAGATATTAAATTCTTTAAAGAAATTAATTGTATTATCAACCCAACCACGAAGAACATTATAAACGACTGTCATCTTAGTGATTAATTCTTGAGCACCTCTGATAATCTTTGGAAGATTTGTAATTAACCATCCGACAAAGATAGTTCCAACAAAACCCATAACTCTTCCCAAAATTCCTCTGGTACTTCCTGTAACCACTCTTTGTGTTGCAGAACCTACTCCTAAGGAATTAATTTTTCCACTTTCAATCAAATCTTCTCTTTCTCTTTTTCTTACTGCCTCTCTTCTCTTTTCAAATATGTCTAATTGTGATCGAATTGACTTTTCTTTTGCTCTATTACTTTCCGTAAGTCCGCGTATGATTATTGAAGATGTATTATTAGCCTTTCTCAACCCAACACCAAAACTATTCAGAGACTTCTGAATATTGGTAATACTAGTGCTGCTTTTAAATAGTGATTGTTGTAATGACATCAGCTAGGTACCACATTGAAGTTGGAATATGCACCAAGTAGATATATGTTATCTGGGTTTGAAGTTGGTATACTTGGAACACCAGAAACTGTACCTTGAGCAGCAGGAGCTTCGATTGGTGCTGCTTCCTGCTGTCCTTGTGCTTGCGCTATAGGTATGGGAACAACAGTCACACCTGGCTCTGTTGACCTTGATATAGTTTGTGCAACAGAATCATCTCTACGCCTAGGAGTGATCATATCTGCTGGAAGTTGTCCAGTTCTACCAATAGATCGTTCTTGTTCAATAAAACTCTGTACTTCTGTAGCACTGGTTCCCATTTGGGTAAATGTAGTGTCATCTTGTGTCATCTGACCAGGTTCTAATCCTGCAGAAGGATCACCTTCAATAGGAACATTTCCCGCACCAGTATCACCTTCAGGAGAAACATCTTCTGGTTCTACATTAACACTCATCTCAATTTCACCATACTGTGCTGGTATATCTTGATTTACTGGTGCTTCTTCCTCCTCTTCTTCATTGCCTGTCAGTTGATCTGCTGTCATGGGTTCTCTACCCATCACAGGAGTAACTGGTTCAACCATAGACATTTCTGTGGTTTCAGGATCTATCTTTGTAGTTCTACCTTCAGCACCTACTGGTTTATTTAAATCAATTTCACCAAAACCCATATCAAAGGTAAAGTTGGTAGAATTATCCTCTGGTGTAATCTGTGTACCCATCACAGGAGTGATTGGTTCCACTTCTGTATCTAAAGATGGACCACCAGTTCCCAATAAATCATCTGGGGTCATTTGTTTATCCATCACAGGAGTGATTGGTTCCACTTCTGTATCTAAAGATGGACCACCAGTTCCTGTCAAATCATCTGGTGGTGTTGTTGGATCAGCACCAGTTATTTCTGGTTCTTGTGGTTGTTCAGGTTGTTCTGGTTGCTCAGGTTGTTCTGGTTGTTGAGGTTGCTCTGTTGGATTAAGATCTCCTTCAGTAGTTCCTTCATTATCTTTCTTTATAACCGGTGGGGGAGTATCTGGATTTATTTTATTACCTGGTCCTCCCCTAAACAAACCAAAAATTCCTGGAAGACCTTTTCTTACAGCTTCAACTACTACATTGATAAACTGTGCGATTGGATCTGAAAAATAATTTGCTGCAGCAGCACCAAGAGCAAGAAGACCAAATGCTTTAAATCTTAAAGTGAGTAATGCTAATGCTGCTTTACCCGCTAGCATTACAGATCCAATCTTAACTAGATTAGATACAATACTATTTTGTAATTCTCTTAATTCTTTTTCGTTTCCATTACTAAGAGCATTTAATACTTTTATAGCATTTATTGCTAACCATCCACCCAACAAAGTATAAAAGAAGTTGCCAAGTCTTCCTAAAGTAATTTGTGCTCTACCCGATAGTCTTTCTGCAGGTGCAATTGTTTTGGATTGTATCTTCTGTTCAATTGCAGATTCTTTACCTTCTCTCAGTTGTTGTTCTGCTAATCTTCTCTCAAGTAATAATTCTTGCTGTTCTCTTCTTCTCTCCAACGCTTGAGATGTTGCTAAACTATTAGCAATCACCGTCATTGAACCTGACAAAGAATTCACTTGGGCAGTCAAATTTTGTATCTGATTAGATACGACACCCAATTGTAGTGAGTTCCTATTAATTAATCCACCTGACAAAGAATTCACTTGGGCAGTCAAATTTTGTATCTGATTAGATACGACACCCAATTTTAGTGAGTTCCTATTAATTAATCTAGTTGTAACAGGGTCTGGTTGAGAGACAGCACCAGGAGGAACTGCCCTGCCAGTGAATGCAGCAGCAGATATTGTTCTTCTTCTTCCTATTAGTGCTGAATTAACCATTCTGCTGTTGTTGTGCCTTCAGGTTTTCTTCTTCAATATACTGCTTGAGGAAAGTAAGATAGATTTCTTTCTCCCAAGGTATCATATTTTCTAACTCTGTTAAAGAGTATTTATGATGGTGCATCAAGGCAAAATTGATTCGGAAGTATGACTCAAGGTCAGTATGAGCCATACTTACGCGAAAAAAGATGCTAACCCTTCCAATAAAATATCATTTTCAACTTCAGTGTTAGGATTTTTCACCTTAATAGTATGAGATAACTTAGGCATAGTTGCAAAGAAGTCTTCAACTTCTTTGAATTGTTTAGAACTAAGTTGCTCAAGAAAATCACGAATCTCTTTCTTGGTGCAATCTTTTGCAGACCAAGATTCCTCCTCATTGTAAATCTGTTCGATACATGAACCGATAATTTCAAAAGTATCATCTACATTAATATCAGACATTGCAAAATTGCTTTTCACAAACTGTTCCATTGATGGATACTTCATTCTCAAAGTCAGACTGTCATCCAATCTAATATCACGAGAATGTTTTTCATCAACTTGAATCATAATATCATCAAGTGCAATAGTCGCTGGAACTTTTGTTACGCCATCATCAGGACAAGTTACAAGAACTTCAACTTCTTCACCAACAGACTTACCACGAATGTTGAGGAACAAATATTCAATATCAAATGTTGCAAGTTCTTCTACTTTAACACCACGGGTGCTAATGCAACTTTTAATTACATCTTTAACGGCATTGGTTATTTGCGTTGTATCTTCGCTTTCCATTGCCATAATAAGAATCTTTTCTTCCTTCACTAGAAAAGGTCTATATCTAATCTTTTTTCCAGTTGAAGGAATCACCAACTCATAAGTTGGTGTAGAAATTTTTGGTAAAGGCATTACAATCCTTGCACGTCAGTAAAATTATTTAGATGAGATATCAGATGATTTGGAATGATGACTCATATACAGTGGAACCCTGTGCATTAATACTGTTCGTAGAAAGTAATGAACTATTCAATACTGAACCAGAAGATATGTTAAATGCACTAGCACCAGAACTATTACTGTAAAGACCTGCTAGATTACTAAAACTTCCGTCACTAGGTAAGTTGATTCCAGTATCTAAAACTGTAGAAGCATAATCTCCAGCGTTACCTGGACTTCCCCCTCCTGGTTTTGCCCCTATCTTATTACCATCTGTTGAAGTGGCATAATTGATGGAGTATGATTGTCCTGCAATGTAACGTTCATAGTTAAACGATGCAGTTGCTTTCAATATCTGAGAACCTTCATATGAAACTGTAGTGGCATTCAATGATATTGGAAACAGTCCAATAAATCTATACTCAATATATCTCTTATAATCTCTTTCAAATTTTACAATTTTAGTATAATCACACTTGTATTCATCAGGATATCTCATCCTATAATAGTATCCTTTTACTGCAGGGTCAACACCGTCAGTTGTTGTAGAACCACTGGCAGCAAATTCCATCCAGTGTTCAAGAAACTTTAATGCACGATACTCGTCATCAACATAAAAGTCCAAGTCCATTTGGACAAATTGTCTCGTGTGTACCATTCTTTCGGTAACACCAGTGAAATTTCCTATAATATCTGCTGTAGCAAAACTACTTCCAGGTAAAGATGCTCTAGAACAAAGGAGACCAATTTCTTCTCCAAGAAATCTAGAGTCCATACCTCTTTCCTTGAGATATCTTTGTAAGTTTGGAGTGAGTCCACCAAACGTCATTAAGTAGTTTGATGTAAGTGCTACCTTTGATACGATTGGTTTTATGTCTGCTATCTTTTTAGGAAACGGTCTAGGCACTCTAAATATCTTATATGAGATTATTAGTTATTTAGATGTCATACAAGGGAAAATATTCACCGTCACATCCCAAGAAATATAAGGGTGATCCAACAAACATTGTATATCGTTCTTTATGGGAACGAAAGTTTATGGTCTACTGTGATAATAATGAAAATATCTTAGAGTGGGGTAGTGAAGAGATTGTTCTCCCATATCGTTCACCTGTTGATAATAGAATTCATAGATACTTCCCAGACTTCTACATTAAGTACAAAGATGTTGGTGGTAGAATCAAACGATCACTGATTGAAATTAAACCACTAAAACAATGTTCTCCTCCATCAAAACCAAAAAGACAAACAAAGAAATATCTCAACGAAGCATACGAATACGCTAAGAATCAAGCAAAGTGGAAAGCAGCAAGAGAATTCTGTGAAGATAGAATGTGGGAGTTTAAAGTATTAACTGAAAAAGAATTAGGTATCAAGTAATGGCACGAACCATTAAATCTGGTGGTAAAGTTGGAAGCAAATATTTTTATGTTTACGAAACTGGTGAGGTAACTTCTAGTAGTGATCCCAATATTGAAGTTGGTTCTAATGTATATGATGATGGGATACGTAGAGACCCAAGACCTGCTAAAAATAGACCAACTGATACTGACACGAATAGGAATAGAATTCGTGTCGTAACAAATAATGTAACTGGTGTCAGAGACCCAGATATTGTAATTAACGAACTAATAAAAGTATTGGACAAAGCAGATGCACCAATACCTGGTAAGTTATATGTTTATCGCTATCGTGCAATCACACCAGGTATAAGATATGATAGAAATCCTGTGGTTCAGATGCGTACACCATTAGAAGATGGTTGGATTGCAGAAAACTACCATTGGTTGGGTAGAGGTCAATCAGTAAGACGATATCTTGCTAATGAAGTGGTGACTGATGGCATCTACGAAATCTATCCATCTGAGTTGAGGGATGTTCTTATGCTCCCTTTAGCAGATTTTGCAATGAGTAGCTAAATACTTAAAAAGTACTGTCCATAATGGAAGACGATTACGCTGCACTAATAGCAAATTCTTTTACAAATCCTCTTACTTTCGGTGGGTTGAGTGCTGCTGAAGTGCTTGCTGGACAATCGAATCAAAATGCAAATTCAGGCACTGAGGTAGAAGCAGATATTCTTAGATATCCATACGCCAAGATTGAAGCAGCTACAGACTACTTTAGTATGCAAATGTTTAATTATACTGGTGGTTCTGATATTTACGGAATAACTAAAAGTGAGGGTGATACATTAACAGATTTACTTCTAGGTTTAGGTGATAAATCAGGAAAAATAGAAACAGAACTTGGCAATCCTATTAAAGGAGGAAGTAAGTTAATACAAGATTTACAAACTATATTCTTGCCTATGCCTCAAAATATCTCAGATACTTTATCTGTTGGATATGCTGAAGATTCTTTAAACCCATTACAAGTTGCTGGTCTTAATGTTGCAAGCACTGTTCTCAAAGAGGGAAAAACATTTGATAAGGAAGCGATAGATAAAACATTTGGAAAGATTAAAGCACTTGGAACAGGAGTTGGTCCTGATGAAATACAAGCATTAAGAGATGGATTATCAGCAGTAGCAATCAATCAACTTGGTGCTAATGTAAGACCTCAATCAATCATCACCAGAGCAAGTGGTCAAATCTTACAATCAAATTTAGAACTGCTGTTTAATAATGTTACTTTGAGATCTTTCTCATTTGCTTTTGATTTTGCACCTAGAAATCCCACAGAAGCAGGTATAGTTGCGAAAATTGTAAGAACAATAAAATCTGGAATGATGCCAAGAAAAGGAGAAAATCCTGCAGTCTTTATTAAATCTCCTAAACTTGTTAAATTGGCATATATGAAAGGATCTGGACCACATCCATTTTTAAACAAAATGAAGGTTGGAGTTCTTACCGATATGTCTATGAATTATACTGGGTCAAACACTTATGCAACATATGATGATGGAACACCAGTTCATATGACGATGCAATTTACATTTAAAGAAATTAATCCAGTTTATGCTGATGATTATTTCGGTGAAGGTCAAGCAGGAGTTGCAGCAGATGGAGGAGTAGGTTACTAATGTCTTATTTTAGAGAACTACCAAATATTGCATATCAGTCAAATCTTCAACACAAAATTTCTTCGAAAGAGTATATTGCAATCAAAAATCTCTTTCGTAGAGTAAAAGTTAGAGATGGTATTCAAGACCAAGCAACTTTATATTCTAAGTATACCATCCTTCAAGGTCAACGACCAGATACACTTGCAGAATCATTCTATGGATCTTCTGAATTAGATTGGGTTGTTGTATTAACTGCAGGTATAACAAATATTAGAGAGCAATGGCCACTGTCTAATAAAGATATTTACATTTATGCAAATAATAAGTATGGTAAAGAGTTAAATGATATTCACCATTATGAAACCCTTGAAGTAAAAGACTCCAAGGGTCGTTTAATTCTTCCTCCTGGTCAGAGAGTTGACAAGGATTTTTCTATTCCTGCACCCTATGATGCTACTATCACGGGTAATAGTTATGTTGCAACAGGTGCATATGAAAATACTAAGTACACAGGAACAGGTGACATCAATCCAGTAATTGG